AAAGCTTGCTGCAGCAAAGGCTAGAGCTAAGAGTGCAGGGCGTCCATACCCTAATTTGATTGACAACATGTGGGCGAAGAACAATGGCTAGTGAAGCTTGGCAGCGTAAGGCTGGCAAAAATCCAGGCGGTGGCTTGAATGAAAAGGGTCGTAAGTCTTACGAAGCAGCTAACCCTGGATCAGATCTAAAGCCACCTGTTAAAGCCGGCAATAATCCTCGCAGAAGTTCATTCTTGGCTCGCATGGGAAACATGCCTGGTCCTGAATATAAAAACGGCAAGCCAACTAGATTGTTGTTGTCTTTGAACGCATGGGGGGCGTCTTCTAAAGCTGATGCAAAGCGCAAGGCTTTGCAAATGAAGCAGTCTAAGAAATAACTGCTAGCGCCTCGAGAATGATCTTCTCGGTAGGGCAAGGCCACTCAACGTCGCCATCACAGTTACTACAGTGACTACAGATCCATGGATCAGATTCCTGATCAGGTCCGTGAAGTCTATAGATCTCATCTAGCGCAATAAACATGCTTCTGATGCGCGCCTGTGCTTCTTCATCGGTTAGTTCTACGTTGTTCGTCTCTTCTGACATTATTTATCCTCTGCGTATTGTCCCATTTTGTAAACTCTTGACCAATAGTCTATACGCTCCTGGCGAGCTCTTTCAAGCGACGCCGGCGATTCGTAATAGGTTGTTTTAAGTCCAAATATGAAGTTCCAAGTCTGGCGCTCACGGTCCTTTTCGCCATATTCGCCATCCTTGAAGTCACTGCGCTGTTCTCCCCAGGGAGTAAAGCCAGTCATTCTCGAAAGGGATCCAAGTCCAGTCTGATCCAATAGGTACTCTGCAACGTTATCAATTTTACCCATACCGCCAACACGCTCACCAGTTATAATCTCAGCTGGGATTCTACCTAATGGGCTAATGTTTTTGCTAATAATATTGGTTCCAGCATTGGCCATCATGTCTCCCATGCCTTCCCAGAAGCCCATGCCAGGCTGTAGATTTACTTGGCTAAAGTAAGCGTCAATAACATCTAGCTGAGGAGATGCGGGTCTCATTCCAATTGCACCCAGATCCTCGTCGCGCATTTGTGGACCATACACTGAGTTTGTAAAGTATGAAGCGTATAGGCCTTCTGGGTCCCAACCGTCACCAAAGCTTTCTGGGTTCATTCCGTTGGCTGTAGCGATTGCGTACTGCACCTTGCTAGGCATTGTGATCCAGGTCGGCTGGTTGGCTGCTAGTTCCATAATCTTAAACAAAGCCTGCTTTTGCCAGGTGTAGAAGAAGAACAAGCGACGAGCATACTTGCGTTCGCCAGCAGAAAGGGTACCAACTGTAGGGTGGAACTCGTGCACAATCTGCCCAGCCTGCAGCGCGGCATCCTCCAGGTCCCGGAAAGATCCACGCTTGAGTTCTCTAACAAACAAAGCATAGCGAGCTAAGTTGTCACGAACTGCAGCGATTTTTGCAATGTTGTGATCAGCTGTAGCAATTCCTCTTAGTGCTGCATTTTTTTGAACTACGCCGTCAAGGCCAAACTGATTAGGGTTGTTTTCATCCGGAACATCTCTAGCTCTACGTGGTGAGATTGGAACACCAGCAATTTCATCAGCCATGCGAAGAATAACTTCTAGTGGAACTTCTTGCTTCTTACCGTTTACTAAAACAGTAATAGTGTCAACGTTGTCTTTTAGTTTGTAGTTCTCAGGAGCACCTGCACGAATTGCATTAGTTAAAACAGTTTCGTCAATATCTAGAACATCTCCACGACGAGCGATCATCTTCATTGCGGTTGCGTAATCGGAAGCCCTAACGCCAGCTGCAGTATTAAACAAAGTGTTTCCAATAAAGCTAACCATGTGGTGTCCTGGGCGCCAAATAGTAATAGAAGACTTAATCACACCAATTGTTGTGTCAGCGTTGTTCCAGAACTTCTGCCAGTTGCCATTGAAGGCACGCTCGTATTCCAAGTGGGCATTTACAGCAGACATCTTGTTAATAATGTCAGGGTGGAATAGAGGTGGCTTTTCACCAACCTTCATATACTCACCTAATGGGGTGTTATCTGCAATTGGCTTGTAGCCAGCCTTAATAGCCTGCTCACGGGTTAGACCCTCGGCAGTGTGACTAAAGTGGTGTCTTAGCGAAGAAGCCATGGTTGGCTTAATCTTTGACAGCTGCATTGCAGCGTAGACCTTACCCATAACGTTAATGATGTTGTCGCCCTTTTCAAGAGTTAGACCCTTCCACCATTCGCCCCAAGCATCGTTAGTATAGCCAGAGCTTGCACTAACCTCATCAGCAAACCTACCAAGGCCAAGCCTTCTCATGCTTGTTTCCATTTCGCGACCAAAGATACCATTCATATCTAGGTTGTTGCGAGCGCCAGCACCAAAGATCTGTTGGATAAACTCAGCCATAGGCGCAGCAATTGCACGCTGGTTTTCAGGCATACCCTTAAGGGCTTCGTCCAGGTTTCCACTAAGGTCAATCTTCTGTAGCGCTGTAAAGGTCTGATTAAATAGCTCAGCATCTCTGCCGTACTGGTTAAAGAACTTACCTAATTGCGCTGACATTGTGGCTGCATTTTCTAGTCGGAAATGCTCAGCACCAATCAAGCTGGTTTTCATACGGCCGCCCATGGTTGCTTTGTCGCTTAGCCAGTTTAGGGATCTTGCAATACCGCCAAGAAGTGGACCAACCTCAAACTCAAGCTGATATTTTCTGGCAAGCTCTGCAGCTTCTTCGCTTGGCTCTTGAACCCTGACATTCGGATCATTCATGTCTTCAGCAGCCTTAGTAGCAGCGTTAGTGGATTCTTCAACAAAATCCTTTGCCTCTGCTCCATTTGATTCGACCCTTGTTGGCTTGCCGGTTTCAGCAGTTTTTGCTCGATCTTTATTCTTAGCGGTAGCTTTGCGAGTCTTTGAAGTTGCAATTGTAATTGATTCGTCTTTGATGCCGTTAAAGAATTTTGCAATGTGATGTTGGCCAAAAGCAAGATTAAGTTCTTCTGGCGTCATTTTTACTAGCGCGTCTTCTTCAAAGATCTTTCTAAAGCGATCGTTTAGCAAAAAGTCGCCATAAGCGTACATTCTGTCGTTTGGGTTAGGAAGCGAAGTAATCGCTTTTAAAACAGCATCTGCCATGCGCAGACCGTCGCCATTAGCCAGGGTCATATTAATAATGCGCATTTCTTCGTTTGCCTTAACGAGCGCAGTCAGGGTATCTTCAGTCAAAAGCTCATCTGCAAGCTGATTAATTAGCTTTGACCCTTCAGAAGATTTACCCCAAGCGATTGCAGCATCATATTCATTGCCTGCTTCAGTGCCCTTTTTTGGCCTGCCTAGCCCAGATGGATTCTGCAGGGCATCTACGATCTGAGGACGAAGAAGCTCAAGATCGCTGTCAAGATCAATCTTGCCGTAAATGTCGCCGTGCTCAAGAATCCTACGAACTGCTTCTGCAATGTTCTGGTTTTGAATATTTTCTGTTGCTTTAGGGCTTCTAAGAACGTAAGAACCAAATTCATTTGCTTTGCCTAGCTGGGCAAAGATCTTTCCAATGTCACCAAACGTTAGATTTGAATAGTGAACTGAGCCTTTCATAATATCTGGCTTCACAGTAGTTAGGGGAATACCAGCCGATCTAAGGTGAGCATCAGCAAGATCAATTTGCCTAATAAACAAATTAATGCCCTTACCCCCTACTAAAGCCTTGCCATCTTTAAAATAATTTCTAGGTATAGCCGCAATACGCGAATAAATATTTGCCATTCCAAACTGGTTCATGATGTCTACTTGCTGAGCTTCGCGCTTACCGATCTTGCCCTTAGCGGCCTTAATCTCAATATCTCCAGCACGAGTAAATTGCTCAGGCAAATCGCCTTGTTTAGTAAATCTCTTTACTGCTTCTTCTGTTGCAATATTAACCGCAGTGTTCATTTTTTCAGCAGCACGCACGTTTTCGCCTTGGGTAACTATGCGCTGTAAGTTTGTAGAAAAGTAATCAGATACAAACTTGCCAATACCTGGCATTGATTTTGTTACACCGGTAACAATATTATTTACTTCTACAACACACTTTGACAAGCTATTCTCCTCTAACTACTCGGTCTAGGAACTGTGTAGGTGCTGGGCCAGTGTCACCGAATCTTGCCCTACAAGCGTCGTCTACTCGAACAACTGCATCTTCTGTGAACTGTATAACTTTGCGCTGTAGTTCACCTGGATCCGTCTTCTGCACAGCTTCAAGAATAGCAATGTTTTCATCAATCGACATGGTAAATACCTTTTGAGCCTGATGCATAACAGATTCCGCTTTTGCCGCAGACTCAATACCTTGGATTAGATCCTTATAGGCAATAGAGGCATCTTTTTGGAACTGCTGGAAGATCTGCTTTGGAGTAGCCTCTGGAGCCACTCGAACCCCAAGTTCATTTAGAACACGGCCAAGAAGCACTGCTTGTTCTGGCGAAGCGGTTAACTCTCTTGAGCTAATAGCGCCAGCAATAGTATCAATTGCTTTCATTACGTTAGAGACTGCTGCAAGCTGCTGTGGGCCAGATTTAGTCTGAGTCTGGTACTTTCTGTTTAGTTTGTCACGTCCTGCAACGCGGCCTGTGAATTGGCTACCTGACTGGGTTAGTAATGTGGCATCAGCGTCGTTTACGTCAACAGGGAAAGACTTACCTTCAACGGTTAGACTGCGAGAAACTTTTTCGGTTGCATAAGGGTTTGGTGCACCTGTTTCCTGAGATCTGTCGATCTTCTGCTTGCGCTCGCCACGAGTCGGAGCTAGATCCTCACGCTTAATGAACAGTTTCTTGCGTGGTCTAGTTGCAAGCATTTTCATTGCATCTTCAAAACCGGCAACCAGCATCTCAGCATCCGCAAAGTTCTTAACCTTAGGATTCTCATCCATTAGCTTGCGGGCCATCATGGCTACCGATGCTTCGTCAAGGGAGTTAACTGGCTTGCTGACTCTAATTGATTTTCCTGTTACAGCGCCAGTAGCAGCATCAAGCTTCTTTAGGATCCAATCTTTAACTACTGGTTGGATTCTGTCAATTTCAATCGTTGGCTTAAGCTGGTTAAGTCTTGCAATAAGCCCACGAGCTGCATCATTTGCTGCTACAAGCTGAGAACCAGCAGGAACTCCGCCACCAGATCTTGCAATGCTTAGCCAGTCTGGAATTGGATCGCCGTTGGCATCTACAACATCAAACTTTGCGCCACGAACCTGAGTGGTTGCGTAAGTAAGGATTTCGTCTTCTGGGAACAAACCATTGCTCAGGCTAAACTTGTCGCCGTCTTTGTCTACAAGGGTCTTTGTAACTCTTGGAACCTTCTTTAGAGCAGAGCTGATTGTTGTTTCAAATCCACCCGTACCGCGCACCATTCTAATTGGTTCGCGAATAATCATCGCCGGCAGATTCTCGAGGATCTGGGCAAGCGTAGTGGTCGGTCTGCCGTTGTGTGATGTAAGAATGCGAGCAGGAATGCCTAGCGGAATTGCACCTAAACCAACTAGGCCAGACTTAGCCTCAGCAAAGATCTCTGAGTTTGGAATGTCATTTGTTTCTTTCCAAAGCTGCTTTTCAGCAAGCTGAACATCTGCTAACTGCTCCGCGTTGCGAGATCTAAAAGCTTCCCAAATCAAAGATTGCTTGCGAGCTATTGCCTGTTCCTTAGTTTCACCTTTTATAGCCTTAACGCCAGCCTTAGCAATTGGAGTGTTTCCAAGTGCCAGATCAAGCATCTTAGGATCATTAAAGATTTCATCGTTAGGGAAAAAGCGCTGTAGGTATTCCATTGTAAATGGAGGCTTAGAATAGGTTCCCTCTTTTGCAGACCAAGTGGTTGGGGCAAATGGCTTTGGCAGATCAAGCGAACGTCCTTCGGCAGCTGCTGCAGCGGAAAGCAATTCAGAAGCGTCGGTAGGGGTGTTAAGCACCTTTGACAAAGCATTTGCACTATTGCCTGGCAGTTTGGTGGTTAGTTCAATTAGATCTTCAGCAATGCTAGAAAGTCTTGCTCCTCCGTCAAGCCTGTTCTTTAGTAGGTTAAGAGTCTTTAGAACAGATGTGTGCTCAACGCTTCCTGGCTTAACTAGTTCGCTGTCAGTGATTTTCTCAAGGGACTTCTTAATGGACGCAAAATCTTCAGGCTTATATTCTGATCCGCGAAGAGGCTGGGCAACCATTCCAAGGTCGTCCATGATGACGTCAGCCTTTGTAAGCATCACAGCGGTAGTTCTACCAATCAAACTATTAGTTGCTTCAATAACGTTTTCAAGTGCAGCATATTCGGAAGGCAGTGCAACATATGCATCAGGAAGCAAACCAGCCTTTTGCTCTGCAAAGTCATCTGGTGTTACACCATACTTATTAACCCATGAGTTTTGTCCACGAGTTTCAGTTGTCATTGCACGACGAGCAAGAGGCGAGAACATCATTGAGTGAGAGATCCAAGCGGCTTCTTCTCCGTCGCCCTGGAAACTTCTTCCGGATGCAGCGTGACCAAAGAAGTCGTGCACTGCACGGAACTTGTCGTTAATGTCCTTGGTCAAGATTGGGTGAGCCTGATCGTCAGCAGTCTTGTAAACCTTCAGGGTGCCGTTCTCCATGACGTCCCTCATCATGGCTTGCGCGTCCGGCACTTTTCTGCCGTCAATTATTTTAAAGTACGGGTCTTCATCAACAAACTCAATTTTGATGCCTTTTTCTTCGGTCAAGAATCTGTACTGGTCTTCTACTTCTTCAGAAAGTTTCTTATATGCAGCAATAACCTGAGGGTCATTAGGATTGCTAATCATGCGATCATATTCGTCAGCAATCTCGCCAGCAATCTTTGCGGTCTTTACGTTTGCCAATGAGGCTGTGTCAATTGACGGGGCAGGTAATCCTCGAGAAGCTAGGTACTCAGCGCGTACTGGACCAACTGTTTCACGAGCCATTCCAAAGGTGCTCTTGCCTGGCGCACCAGCCTGGTCTAGAGCGTTGTCTACGGCCTCCTGTACGGCCCCAGCGTCCTTTTCTACAGCAGTCTTAGCACTTGCCTCAGTTTGCTCCTTTACGGCCTTTTCAGTGGCTTCAGTTACATCTGCCGTAGTGTCCTGAATGTCACGATCAAAAGTAGGTGAATCCGCAGCCCTACCGACGTCACTTGCTACTTCGTCTGCAGCCTTGGCAACTGGCGCAAGTAGCTTAAACGGATCAATGCCGTACTTAGAGGTAAACTTTGCAACTGTTTCAGGGTTAGCCTCATCCCCCTTGCGTACAATTCTGCTTGCCTTTTGAATCTTTCTAACAGCTGCCCACTCGGCGTAGTTTTCAGCATTACCTTGCATGATGCCACGGTAAAGGTTTCCGATACCCTCTGGGCCAAGTACTGGAGTTCTGCCAGTTGACGCTGGATATAGATCAGAAGTTAGGCTAGGTCCGTCGCCGATTACAGACTGTACTTTACCGTCCCTAATGCCAATGTCGCGAAGAGGAGAAAGTCTTTCAGCCTCATCTTTGCTTCCTGGGGTTCTGCGTCCTTCAGCAAGTCTTTTTCCTGCTTGATCAAATGTTTCTTTGTTTAGGCGAATACCAGCTCTGCTTGCTGAAGCACCGGCCATAACACCACGAGATGTCCCCTTAATGCCTGCTGCGATTGCGCCACCGGGAACAAGCCACAACGGGTCAACTGCAATATCTAGTGCAAGTCCCCAACCGGCTGAGTCAGCTTCGCTTACTCCAAGGTCCTGAAGGTTTTGCGACCAAGTTCTTTTTTCTGTAATGCCCTGTATAGGCCCGCCAATAATTGATCCAATACCACCTAGAAGATCGCCGCGTTGAGCTTTCTGAGTAGCTTCACCAATACCCCTACCAAGTCCAGCACCGGCGTATGATCCGGTTGAAAGAAAGTCGATTATCCCCTGGCCAAGGCTCCAAGCGCCTTCTACTCCAGAGCCCGTTGCATTTACTCCGTCTTTCCCAAGAAGAGACGATGAAGTTACACCAGTCGAAGAAGGGGTAGGAGTAGTTTTATTTTGAGCAGCCTGTTTGGCGACCTGCTGAAAATATTTGTCGAAAAGCTCACTAGTGCCCATATATATAGTCTACCAATACCTGGCTAGGTTTGCCCTATTTAGTTGGGGGAGAGGCTAATTGTATTAGTAGGTTATATAGGTTATTGTTTCTAGCCCAGGTTTCAGCCTGAGGTACAGTTGTTCCAACTTGGCTAATAAAGGTATTTACAACTTCACGAGCATCAGGCTTTTTTCCTAGGTTTACGCTAGGGATAGTGCTGTAATTTTTTGAAATCCAGTCGGTAAACGTATCAGCAGCCTGATCCGCAACAGTCTCAAGACCTTTGTTTCTAGACTTGAATACGTCTAGAGCGCTAGGTTCGCCCGGAGCCTTAGGATTGGTGTAGTCCTGAATCTTCTGAAGAATGTCCAATTGTGCGCCAATGTTTGGCCCAGATCCCTGGCTAGCTGCCTGTGCACGCTGGTTTAGTACATTTACACGCTCAGCTCTAATAGCAGCCAAAGCATCCTCTAGCGAGCGCTGTAGACCTGCGGTTGAAGCCTCTTCCTGCACAGCTCGTCCAAGGTTCTGGTTAGTTAGTTGCTGTTTAGCGATTGCCTCATTAGCAAGCAAAGTGTTTTGAGCTGCAGTTGCGTTTGCGGCGCTGTCTGTAATCATGCCTTCTGCTTGAGTTGTAGCTACGTCGCCACCTGCGTACTGAGATGCTACATCCTCTAGTCCTAGTTCTGCACGAGCCTTTGTAGCTGCCTCTAGCCTTGCAGCATCAGCTGAGCGAGTAGCTGCAGCCTGCTGGCCCTCTTGCGCTGCAAGATCAGCGCGCATTGCTTCACCAGCTGGGGCAATTCCTGCGATCATGCTTGTGTTTATGCCGGTAAGAGTTCCGTAAATGTCAGAGATCTGCTCGCTGTACTTCTTGTAACGAGCCTTCATGCGCTTGCGCTCTTTGCCAAGCATCTTTAAGCTAGCGTTGTAACCGGAAAGGTTTGCTCCGCCAGAGCCCTGCTGAGATTGCTCTAGAATACCGTAAAGAAGATCTAGGTATGGATCAGATGCAGCTGGTTCGCTCTGTGGAACAGTAGATTTTCCGGTAACAGGATCAATCATTGGTCCTGAAAAACGCCCAGTGCCCGCGGGTGTGGGAGGGGTGTTAGAGCGAGATGCTGGAATAATATTTTGGTTTAGTGCTTTTGGCCCGTAAGGGTTTAGTGTTTGAGAGTAGGCCTGCCCAAATCTATTTCCAAAATCTTGCACACCTTTGTTTATGCCTGTAGCTAGATTATTCCACCAGTTAGACTGCTCTGACCAGTCACCGTACATGCTCATATTACATCACACTCGTTACGCCAGCTAGTTGTTTTTGAAGCCACTGTTGCAAGGCAGCCTGCTTGGCCTGTCTACCTGCAGTGGTTTGAGACCAATCGTATTTCATGGTCTTTTTCTCTTTGCTGGACGGGTCGGTCCAAGAGACCTCTTCGCCCTGCACTAGTTCGCTAACCTTGTTGTCTGCGCCACGCTTAAGGCCCATGTCAAACAAAGCCTGTGGGGAAGTCTGGTCAGTGTAACCCTTCTCAATTCCTGCACGCTGAGAAGCTTGCTGCTTCTGCTGCTGAGTTCCTAGACCGCGCTCGCCACCAGCGTAAGCACCGCTACGCAATGTTCCTCTAGCAGCCATCTCTGCTGCAAGTCTTCTCTGATCCTGCATAGCCTGCACGTCAAAGTTCTTTAGCTGGCCGGTTTCTCCGTAAATGTCAGTGTAAAGATTAGATAGTCTTTCAAGCTCCCGAGTGCCCTGTCCCCTAAAGTCGCCCATAGCTTCGTTCATGTAGTACTGGTAAATTGGGTCGTTTAATGCTCTGGAAGGATCAGTGTTTGGTACGCGAACTTCAGGAGCTGCTGCTTCATTTTTAATGTTGAAGCCCTTGCCCAGACGGATCTGTGTACCGGCAGCAATCTCTTGGCCTTTGGTAAGGTCGTTTAGTCTACGGATCTCTGCAGCGGTGTTTCCGGACTGCTTTGCAAGATCCTTAGCCTTTGTAGGTGCCGCGACTGTGTACTTAGCCATTAGTTAAACCTCATTGAATCTGCGCTAGCGTAAGCACCCTTGCCGTTAGCCTTAAGCTTTGCCTGTAGCGCATTTCTGCGCACCTTTAGTTTGCGATCACGCTCAGCGTAACCGCTTTTGTCAACTGGGCCCATTGTAGGGTTCATGCGACCACTGCCGTACATCTTTGCGCCAGCAGCGTACGGGTTAAAATCAGGGGCACCAAATAGCTTTGCCACTAGTTTTCTCCGTTCGTCATCTTTGCCTTGATACCCACCATTGGGGTAATGCTAAAGATCTGGGCTGGAGCGGTGGCTGGAGTGCCATCGCAGTTCAAGTATACCTCAAAATACACGCGCCTAAAGCGCACTCCTTGCTCTAGTTTTAGGAAGGTTCTGCGAGGCTCAAAGTCATCGATGTTTCTGACGGTGCCAATTGAAGGGTCTCCTGTGCCTGGCCTATCCCAGTCAAACTCAGCTTGCAAAGTATCCCAATCATAAGCTTCCATGTAATCCCAAGAGTAAAAGCGCTCATATCCGACCATGTAAAGGTTGGTTGTAACTTCGCCAACAGCAGCAACGTCAACGCCCCACCAATACATTCTTTTCCATTCGGCCGGGGTTAAGAAGTCGTAAATCTTAGTCCTGAGTACACACTCAAACTGCTCGGACCCGTTGGCAGTAGATGGCCTGTTTTCAATAAAGTAAATCTTCCATTTACTGGATGTGTTTGATCCAGAAACTGCGTATGCAACTTCATTCTCTAGAACTTCATCGTTAAGCCTGTCGCGCTGCTTAAAGATAGCAGGGTAAGTCTCTGATTCCCAAATGCTCCAAGTTCCAGTTTCTAGGTTTAGTACGTAGATTTTTCCGCTAAACCAGACAATTGCGCGCTCTCCGAATACAGAGACGGCAAAACTTTTCTTCCAGGGCCCTGCTGCTTCGTCAACATCAAACACAACCTTTTGAGCATTTAATGGACTATAGCTGTCATTCATAAACTTGTACAAAATCTGATCATGCAAAACAACATAACCGTTTTGATAGTTTGCTACACAGTCAGGGTTTTCAGCACCGATACCCTGCTGGATTAAGGAAATTACGCCTTCTTCTACAAGCGCGCTGTAAGCCAAGCTATATGTTGATTTACTCTTAAAAATGATAATCTTGCTGTAATCGGCAAGCACGTGACTAATGCGCTGTCCATCTCCGCGACCAATGTTAAAAACTGAGTCAGCGTTCCAATTGTAAACACCCAAAGGCTCCGCCAGAGTAATAATGTCACTGTAGTAAAGCTTTGTTTGATTTGCAGAGTCTGCTACACCCCAGCCAAAGAATCTGTCCCGGAAGATCATAATGCCGTCCATTGCCGGCATGGTTGTTACGTTTGTTCCGCCACCAGCAACAGTCCAGCGACGTCCACCAGTAGTAGCTTTACAAAAAACAGCCTCGTCGTTATATTGAACGTACCCAGTGGCTTTAAACGCCCAGATCTCAACCCATGTCGGACTAACTGCTTCTAAATCACGTGCCCATGTTTTAGCATCCGAAGTCGCAATAAGGTACCTACTGCCGTTTGCGGGTAAGTAGTATCCAAGAATGTCTGTATATTGTCCATTTACAGGCGCGGGGATTTCGCTGTCGTAGATAGCCGGTCTAGAAATCAACGCACCGTTAGGCGAGAAGTCCATGTTTAGTAGATATGGAACTTCATTGTCGGCAATTGAGCCTGGGTCCCAGTAGTTGTTTAGACCGCCGGAAAAATCTGTTAGCGAAACTGCACGCTCTCTTACAACGCTAGACAAGGTAATCGTCCGGATCTGCTAGAACCTGAGGGTACTTCGAAATCTGCGAAGTGTTTTCCCTTAGGTACTGACGGTCAAGACCTTCCCTAAACTGTCCTCTCTTTAGTTCGGCTGCGTTAAAGTTCTCGTCCATTTCAAGCGCCTGTGCCATTACGTAGTTGACTAGCTCGTTTAGGTAGCGGTCAGGAATTGTTAAAAAGTATGAAGGGCCAATTGCGGTTACAGGAAGAGGCTGCTTTACAAACTCCATTTTTAAGCCATTAGTAAAGTCTTTTTGTGGAGTTGGATAGAATGTAATAATACCGGCGCGCTCTTGCCACAGGTTAGGAATGTCTGCCCTAGCGATAAGGTTTGGGTCTTCCTTAAGGATATACTCTCTAAATTCTTGAGGAGTAGCGTTTCGCACAGGCCTGCCGTCAACATAAAGGGCCTCTATGTACTGGACTCTATCTGTTGGGAAGCTGTAGTCAGCCTGACCAGCGACTACGTTTGCGTACTTAGTGTCCTTAAGGATTGCGTTATTATTAACGATTTCTTGCTGACCGTCGTTGATCCATCGGACGATCATTACGTCTGTAATCTGGGATCCAGAAAGATCTCCAAATGAAACTTTGATACGGTCTGCGACGTCCTGGGTAGTCCTGGTAAAGGTTTCTGCTGGCATTATCTAGTAAGAACCTTTCCGTCGTGACGGTATTCATGCTTCTTGGACTTCATGATTGATTTCATCATGTCTTTCTTTTCCCCCATCCATTCTAGCTCACGCTTTGCTTTCATGGCGGCTTCTGCCATCTCTAAAATCTGTAGTCTATTAACTTTTGAATTTGGATCGCGCATGTTATTTTCAACAAGCCATGCAACTAGTCTCTGATCTACTTCTGACTCTTTCATGTATCTAATTACATAAGGAGGAAGCAGGTGTGGCTCATCTACTAGTGCAAAAGGCCTTTCAGGATCGTAGGACGGGTGAAGTGAATCCACCTTTATTAGCCTAACGGTAGGAAAAAGGTCACTGATTACTTCCGCTACTCTGCGGTGATCAGTTGAGTAGAGTCCATCAATTTTATCAAATTCAATGTATGACATTTTGTCTCCTATGTTAAAACCCGTAGGGATCAGGTGAGACGGGGGCCTGATCCCTACGGGCGTTTATTCGCTTCTTACTTCTCAGTGATGTTTGATAGTACCGCGTGTGCGTTTCTGCGGTAGGTACCAAGCTGTGAGTACTGGTAGATGCGAGCTTCGTAGGCGTCGGTGTCTGCGACACGGGACCACATTGATCCGTCGCGGTCCATCCATGCCCAGTCCTTCTTGCGGTTCACAACGATTTCCTTGCTGCTTAGAGCGTACAAGGTTCCCTTTGGAGCTGCGTAGTCGGATACGAACTTGATTGGCTTGCCAACTGCGTCGAATGTGAATGCACGCTGTCCACCCTCAAGGGTTGCGCCGTTTGTAAACTGGCGTAGTCCCTGAAGTAGGTCCCAGTAAGCGTTGAAAACGCCTGGGGATGCTAGCATAACGTCAACGTCGCCACCCTTCTTGTCAACCTTCTGAACTAGGTTGATAAGAGCAAGCTCTGTTAGTGTACCGGTTGATGTTCCTGGAACTCCAAGAGCCTCAACAGTTGACTTCCATACTGGGTAAGTAGCTGGGTCAATGTCGTGCAATGATCCAGTTGCCTTAACGATTGCACCTAGACCGGTCCATTCCTTACCGAAGGAGTTTACTCCGTTGGAAGAACGAACTAGAATGTCGCCAGCGCTGATGTTGGTGTTAAAGGTACCTAGAGTACCAGTTACTGTAATAACACCAGTGGTTTCGTTGATAGCAGTGATCTCAATTGACGATGCTGCACCAGACTGCTGCTTTACACCAGTGGTTGGGTCAACAATGTCAATAACCATGCCCTCTTCGAGCCAGTTAGTTGAGTCAACGGTCAATGTGGTTGCAGAAGGCTGAGCTGAAACAACCGCTAGCTTTCCAGATCCATCGCCGTAAACCTGACGGTTTAGGTCGTTTGAAAGGTCCTTCTTTAGACCACGGATTTCATTGTCAACAACGTTGATGAAAGCCTGGTAGTCCTCAGATGCCTGCTCGAATAGCTGACCGTCTACCTCAATTGAACCGTATAGGTTGGTTAGGTATAGGTGAGCTTGCTTGTACTTCTGGGCTCCGGCTAGTGGTAGCTTCTCGCGAACGCCACGTGCTCCGATTCCCTGGTTACGTCCAATGTGAGTATCGAAGATAACTTCTTTACCGTTCTTGGTGATGTTGGCTGATGAAGCCTCAATGAGCTGCAGTGCTGGGGTCTTGTCACGTAGCTGCTCGTGTAGGTCTCCATAAACCAACTTAATTGCCTCTGACGCAAAGGTCAGAATTGACTGTCCTGCCATGTAAATGACTCCTAAGTTGTTTTTATGAATGGGTTAAATAGCGATTTACGCTTAAGTCCTTTGCCCTGACCCCTTTGGGGCTGTACATATAGACAGTTTTATTGTATCACAGGCAAAAAAAATCCCTGTCAATCAGACAGGGATCCTTTTTGTTAAAGGCTATTTGGACCAGATTTTAACTGCTGCTCAAACATTTGAGCAAGCATGTTTCTCTTGTCTTTAAAGTCTTTTGGAATGTTTACTGCCTCGAAAGGCACTCCACTTCCAGCGCCTACGACAACAGGAGCGTCAAGACCGGTAGCCTGAGCTGCACCAAGTTTCTTGAAGCCAACTCCAGTAATGCTTACAAGCTTCTTTGCAGCGTCGATAACAGAAATGTCCTGCCCTCTAGCTACTGCAGACTCCATTAGCTCAATAATTGCCTGCTCCTGCTGACTGGTAACTTCATAGACGTCTCTTAGGCCTTTTAGCTCGGCTTCGATAATCTGGTACTCTTCAGCAGTCTGACGCTCAAAGTCCTGCTCCGCTAGGTGAGCTTCTAACTCTTCTAGCTTTGCGTCACGTGCAGCCAGTTCTTTCTTAAGCTTTGGAGAAAGCTCAGACTCTTCGTAGAAGTCTTCTTCTTCCATGATCTCAGCAGCAGCTTCTTCAGCCTGCTCTTTGATCAAGCCCTGTGCCATAAGCGCACGTGTTAGGTTCTCGTGAATTGTTACTGGATCTTCTGAGATTGCCTTGGCTAGCTGGATGCTCTGATTGATGTAGTCAGCGTCAATGTTATTGTCAATAAAGTCCTTGTAAGGCGAGAACTTTTCCATCTGCTGCTGGTAGTACTTGTCCTGCTCCTGTAGGTGCGGAAGTACTTTCTGATGCCAAGCTTCGGGAAGCTCAGCTAGAAGCTTTTCGTGAGCTGGGTGTGCCTTAAAAGGCTCCTCAGCTTTTGGAGCTTCAGGGGTTTCGAGATCTGCTGATTCGACCTCAGGGGTTTCTAGACTTAGATCGTCTAGGGTTGTTTCTTCGTTGGACATACGTCTCCTATCCTAGTTGTTCTTCAGTCATCCCTGACTGCTCTGGAGATTCCCCAGCGGTTGCTGGTTCCTCTGCCGGTGCTCCAATTTGTTGCTCTGGACCCATCATACCCATTTGTGCAATCTGCATTTGACGCTGCATCAACGCAACTTCATGGGACTGAATGTGCTTCTGGAACTCCGCCTTAACTTCCTCAGGAAGCAAGTCGAAGGACTGGCTCTTGCGGAATCTGTTGTGAACCTCGATGTGTACTGCGTGGTTGTCGTAGTCGTGAGCTGCAACAACGGCAGGTGGATCCATAGGAATTGGTGTGCCGGTCTCTTCTGCCGATCCCGGAATAAACTTGTCTTCGTCGCCACGATCGACACCAGCCTGCCATTCGGCGTAGAACTGCTCGATCTGCTCTGGAGCTAGCTTCTTCATCATCAAGTTTTCGCGCTGAGCCTGGTTCTCGTCGATCTTGATCAAGTTGTAGTACTGCTTTAGCATACCCATCTCTAGTACGCGTAGACCATCCTGAGGAGAGATGAAGCCCATCTTCATCCATTCGGTGATTAGCGCCTGACGTGCAGACTTTGATGTTGGAAGTGCTGAGCCGGATTCAATTCTGATGTCCGTACCAGATGCGATGTCTGCACCAGACAACATTAGCGCGTCAAATGATCCATCTGTACCGACAGTCTTGATCAAGCGATCACTCTGTACGTACTGGACAAATAGGCTAAGGGCCTGCCTTGCTAGTTTTTCTAATGCAGCTTCGATGCTGTTGAAGATAGTGGTGAGATAAGCATCATCTCTCTCACCTAGGTAAGCAATAGCAGTAGCAGCAGTTACACCCGGAGCTGAGTCGCCACGGCTGATCTGGTGCTGACCGGATAGATCTTCAAAGTCAGACTGAAGCTGCTGGATCTCCTGGATCACGTAGCTCGGGATTGGCTGAATTGGAATAGGGGTAGGGAACTGGAATCCTGGACGTACAGGGACCCATAGACCAGCCTTAGCAGTAATGCGCTTTGGATCTACTGAGCCTTCTGCATACATCATCTGAGGCTTTGACATCAAGTTCTTAGCGTGGATGATCTGAGAACGAGTTCTGTTGTATTCGCGCTGTAGCGGAATCAAGTTCTTGATCACGGATCTACGGTAGAACTTACCATTCTGAATACCATGCAGGTGAGCAATAGGGTACTGGCCGTGAGCATAAGGGATGCCATTGTCCGAGTACTGGACAATCTCGTTATCTACAATTGTGACCAGACCACCCTTTGGTAGCCATGGGGATCCGTTTGGCTTTGCCCACATCTCAATTACAAGAACCATGTCAGGGCGAGCGCTGTCTACTCCACGAAGATCCATAAGCGCAGCTTCCTGAATGTCAGTTGCGTTTACCTTCGTAGGAACAAAGTTCTCAGGCAAAACATTCTTAAAAGTTGACTTAACCCACTGCTCTGACTTTGTGTACACGTTAAAAATAAACGGCTGCTCTTCGATGTCTTCTTGAGCTAGATCTGGCACAAATACATGGAATGGTGAGACGGCCTCAAACTTAACATCTCCCATGGCGCTAATTTCCTGTACAACTTTTTTCTCGCCAGTAAGCTCGTCAACTTCTGCACGTGGAGTTTTAATCTCGATAGATGAGTCCCACATTGCTTTAATAAATCCATTACCGGTAATGGCTCTCCAGAACTCAGCCTTCTGCAAGATCTGAGTTTGGAAATTGTTCTTGTCGTAAACTGCTTGCCAAACTTGCTCTGCTGCAGTTGCAGCTAACAAATCATCATCGTCATTAGATGCAGGAACTACAGAAGCTGAAGGCTGACCGGAAGTAGTCTTAGCAACCTCGGTGCGAACAATTGGCTCAATGCGGTTTACGGTAATGCGAGGAAGGCCTGATGGGTTTGGCTCTTCAGAAAGACCCTGACGGCCGTTGATTGTTGCCCAAGAGTGGTACTGCTGGCCGTTGTAAAAAGCAAGCTGAAGGTACCAGTCGTTTTCTTCGGTGCGACGGTTGAGTCTGCACTTGTCGTACTCCGCCTTCATCCAAGCGACTAGCTTTTTAGACTCTTCCCTTTTCTTGAACTTGTTCAGAACGCTATCTTCTACAAGATCTGAGCTCTTAATTGTAGGAGCCTTTTCGACCATAGAAAGGTCTGGCCCAGCTTCGGTGATCTTGTCTAGTGGGTTAACTGCCACTTTAGTCCTCTATGTCCTCTTGCTGTATTTTCCAAAGCGCGTCCATACGTGCTTCAGTGTTCAATAATTCCTGGTATTCTTCGCCAGTCATATAAGGTCCATTATACACTGAAGTATCCATTGGTTCCGGTGTTACAGCCGATACCATTTGGTAAGCAATTGGGTCTTTGCTACTCAGCAGATTCAGTGCTTGGCTCAGAAGTTTTTGCTGATCCTTTGCTGCTCTTCTTTGCAGATCCAGAGATTCCTTCAGTGCTTCCAGCGTTGGCTTTAGAACTTTCAGATTGAACAGGCTTACTAGGGACAGTGACACTAGCAAGGCTAGTGACAAACTCACCGAGTAG